GACCACCTTGAAGTTAATTGATTCATTCTTCTACCAATCGGAAGCGGTTGAGCAGTTCATCGGTAAGACCTTCAAGGCAAACCGCCGCAAGTTAGATCTGGCATTTGTTTATGAATCATTGTACGATACAACTAAAATGATTCCTAAGAAGGGGCACTGCTTCGATTGCTCAGGCAATGTAAGAGGTGCGCACATCTGCCCTTTCGTGGATGCTGTGGGTATTGAGTTGACTGTTAGCGGCGATGATGTGATAAGTTCTAAGTCCAAGAAGTACACGCAAGGGATGTCATTAGTTTACAATGTGAACTGCGACAGAGAAGCTTGGCTGTGCAGCATAGGAGGATTGATGGCAATGCCGCTTGCTTATGCAACGGCTGTCGAGATTTATAACTACGGGCTAAGCATCAGTCCCAATCAGCGTGTCAATACAACTGTGAGCATCAACATAGGAAGCAAGCCTTTTGCAACTGCCGATGCCAACGATGGAATGATTGCAGGGCGCGACATAGCAGCAACGAGATACAGCGAAGAGCTCACAGCGATGTTGCAGAACATGCGACTACCAAGCGACAATACGTGCTTTGATTGCAGAAGAAATATGAAGTATGTCACAGCACTTCCATAATGGCTACACCCAAAGAGATAAGCGAAAGGATTGACGGGCTGTTCTCCGAATGGAGTGGCGGCTTTACTCCTTTGTATTTTGCTGTTCTCGATATGCGCAGGGAGATGTATATCCGAATCTTTGGAACTGGCAAAAATGGAGGTACTAATCAAGCAGGACAAACACTTCCAACAAATCCTTATTCTCCTGCATACGCAAAGATAAAAGCAAAGAACGGCAGACCACCTTTGGAGCTTACCGGCTTTTTAAAGAGATCGTTTGCAACAGATCAAACCACTGTTATATTAGAAGGGTTTGATACTGCGATTTACACTGTTGCAGATGAAGCAGGCAAGGTGGCAGGGCTTGAAAAACTTTACGGAACAATATTTAAACCAACGGCAGAAGAACAAGCAGCAATGCTTCAGCTACATGCAGACTTGTTAGTTGAGCAAATATCAAATCAGATAAGCAAACCATGAATCTACTTAAGACCATCATCGAGCGGCTTAACCAACGTGTTGAGGTAGCGAATATCTTCGACAAGCAGTTCGGACTTTGCGAGCTTAACGCTAACGGCAATGACAAAGCTTGGGTGCACTACATCGGCAATGGGCAGGCGGAGGTAGTTACCAACTTCGATGCTAAGCAAGGCACATTGTTCTGGGCTAAGCGCGGCAAGGTGACGGTTGTCAAGACTGATGCCTACAAGATGAGCGGCTGCAAGCAGTTGTACGTAACCTCTTTTCCCTTGACGGCTTATGCAGTTGTGCGAAAGAGCCATCTGCCATGTGATGGGGATGATGCTCAGGACTGGCTTGCTTCGAGAATCTACAAGTTGACAAGTGGCACTGATCCACTATTCAAGCAGAGCATCGCAGTTATTAACTACGAAGTAATTCCGAGCGGATACATCAACGAGATTAAGACACTAACAGCAAACTACGAGTGGGCATGTGTAACTGTTGACTTCGACATCCAAGTGATCACAACCACTGAAGATGGCTGCTATGATATTTGCGCAACGGGTGACATTCCGCTTCCAGACTTACAACCTTGCACACCATGCTTGACGGAGGTTGCTGTTGATGGGGTGACTATCATCGGTAACGGAACGGCGGCAGATCCATTGATAGCAATTGGTGGCGGCGGCGGTGGTGGTGTAATGACTGCTATTGCATTTTCAACTGATCATCTTACCTCAACGGGCAATCAGTATGTGATTGGTAATGTAGTGTGGTATCTTGGTAACATCTACAGATGCATTGCTAACAATGATTCACTACTACCTACTAACACTACCTATTGGACTAATCTTGGTGCTGGATTTGAAACAATCGAAAGACCTATTAACTGGAATGCCACAAGTGGTAACAATCAAATACTTAATAAGCCTACAATACCAGCAGCACAAGTAAATAGTGATTGGAACTCTGTAAGTGGTGTAAGTGAGATTCTTAATAAACCAACTATACCAATACTACCAGCAACTATTGTAGAAGATGTTACTGCATCAGCACCAATCGCATCAAGCGGAGGCACTACTCCAAACATCAGCATTACTCAAGCCGATGGAAGCAATGACGGATACCTAAGCAGCACCGATTGGAACACCTTCGATGGCAAGTTCAATGTGCCAACAGGATTGGTCACTGACTACCTTGATGGCTTAGGCACACCGACTCCATTCCCTGCAATACCAACGGGCACTGTCACATCGGTTGACCTTACTATGCCTGTTGCATTCACTGTCACTGGCAACCCTGTGACATCGAGCGGAACATTAGCTGTGGCAGCGGCAGGAGTTGCAACGCAATACATCAGAGGCGATGGGCAACTTGCAAACTTCCCGACTTCAAGCGGAGGAGGATCAAGTGTAAGCTACTACCTCAACGGATCAGTTGCTCAAGGTACGCTTGGAGGTGTGGCATTTAAGCAGATGAGCGGCACTCCAGTAATTGGAGCAGGAACAGACTTCACTATCAATGCTGATGGTTATATTCAATCATTCATCACTGATGCGAGTGTACCAAATCAGTTAGCCATTCCGGCAGGAAATTGGAATTTTGAGATGTACTTTAGTGCAACAAGCAACGGAGGTACACCAAGATTCTACATTGAGCTTTACAAGCTTAGCGCAGGAACATTGACATTGCTTGCATCAAACTCTGCAACTCCTGAGTTCATCACCAATGGCACTCAGATTGACCTATACACAACGGCTCTTGCAGTACCAATCACAGTACTTCTTGCAGCTGATAGGCTTGCAGTAAGAGTGTACGTGATCCATAGCAGCAAGACAATTACACTGCACACTGAAGACAATCACCTATGCCAAGTCATTACAACTTTCTCCACTGGCATCAATGCGCTTAATGGCTTGACTGCTCAAGTGCAGAACTTTGCAGTTGGAACATCGGGCACTGACTTCGCAATAAGCTCGGCAACAGATACGCACACATTCAATCTACCAACTGCATCGGCATCCAACAGAGGTGCATTGAGCACTGCTGATTGGAGCACATTCAACGGCAAGCAGAATGCCATTACTTTAACAACAACGGGAACAAGTGGAGCAGCAACATTGACGGGCGCCACATTGAATATACCGATTTATGGAGCACCACTTATTTACAAGTCAACTACTGATTCAGCAAGTTTCAGCAATACAACTAATACCGTTGTTTATAGTCAATTGATAACTGCTAATACATTTGCAGTTGGTGACATTATTCGACTTAATTTTCGTACAAAAAAAACGGGTACATTAGGATTGCAAACTTTAAGAATATATGTTAATACTACAGCTGATTTAAGTGGTACACCATTATTAGTTAGTGCTTGGTCTCAAGGGGCAGCAGCAAGTTTATTAAATCAAATGTTACGTCATTGGGTAATTAAAAATGCAACAACTAATACAGAAACATTATTTTCTGCATTTACTGGTTTTTCTACTGATTATGGTACAACAAATGGGATGGTTGCTAATGCCATTAATTGGACGGCAAACAGATATATTGTTTTTGCTCTTCAAAATACCAATGCAGCAGATGTCAATTTTGGTTCAATGTTCTTTATCGAAAAAATATGATAGACATAACTCTTGAAGGTGGCTACGTAACCTTCGTTACATCCGTAAGCGGTGCTATTGCATCCAATGTAGAACTATGCGAAGTGGTTGATGATTTATCTTATCACTTAGGCACTAACATTGGAGTATTCTTAATCAATGTAAATGATAGTTCAATCAATGGACTTACCTTTACTGATTCAACTAAAGCAGTTAATTACATCTTAAACAACTAAAATCATGGCAGGAGTAAAAATTACCGACCTAGTAACAATCACGGAAGCAGCAAGCAATGACTTGCTATACATCGTTGATGTGAGCAACACAACTCAATCCCCTGAAGGCACATCTTCGCAGATTGAGGTGGGCAATATGTTCAGCAGTGGCAGCTACACTCCGACTGCAAGTGCAGAAACTAACTTAACAACATTTTCTTATCCAAGTACATTTATCAGAGTTGGAAACATTGTTAACGCATTTGTTATAATTAACATCACAATGGATGTTGCAGAAGATACTGGCTCATTTGAGTTATCGCTTCCAATTGCATCTAATTTTACTACTAATAAGCAATTGCAAGGAGTGATTCAGTGGTCAAAAGCTGGCAACCCATTAGCTGAAATAACTTCAATAGATATTGTTTCAAACGGCAGTAATATGTCAGTAACTATCACAACTGCAACTACTAATGCTGATTTAACATCTTGCGTTATAGCATTTCAATATGAAATCCTCTAATAACGGCATCCGACTAATACAGGAGTTTGAAGGCTTGCGCCTGACTAGCTACCTATGCAGCGCAGGAGTGCCGACCATCGGCTACGGCGCAACCTACTACCATGATGGCAGCAAGGTTAAGCTCGGGCAGACCATTACAATTACGCAAGCTGCACAGATGCTTGTCGATCATCTTAAGGAGTTCGAAGGTAGCGTGATAGGACTGCTTAACGGCACTCCCGTCAATCAAAATCAGTTTGATGCGCTTGTAAGTTTTACCTATAACCTGGGAGCAGGCAACCTTGCTAAGTCGCAGCTGCTAAGATTTGTAAAAGCCAATCCAAACGATCCGAGAATTGCAGCTGAGTTCCTCAAGTGGAACAGAGCAGGCGGCGAGGTATCAACCGGACTTGTAAGAAGAAGAAAGAAAGAAGCGCAACTTTATTTTGCAGCAGTTGTATAATAACTATTTGCTTAGGCATAAGACAGAGCCATTTGTCATGTTGGACGAAATCGACCTTACACTGGAGCAGTTCATTGAGAAGTTAAAATCATCATACGTTTTTAATCACATGTGGGGATATGGCGACAAGGAAGCAAGTAAGTAAGCCAAGGCAAGTGCTTGACATAATACTCAAGTATTGGAGGCCAACAATTGGCTCATTGGTCATACTTGGTTCTGTCTTCGCTCTTATCTTCAAACAGATTACAACCGAGACACTCGCAGCAATTGTGGCCGCAATGGTAGCCGCAGGATACATACCTAAAAGCAACGACAATGGATGACGGCATCGACTCAGTACAAGTAATCACCACCCTCGATGCGGTGTGTGTGTTGGGTATTGGCTGTAAGCTGCATACGCATCACCAACGCATTGAGGTTAAGCCGCAAGTGATTTATCAATCAATGGAGAAATTCACTATCTTTGGCCGTAACTATTGCACTAATCAATGGGGGCAAACTTACGAGCTACCACCAATTGAGCCAATGCCAGAGCCGATATTTATGCAGCAAACCTACGCACGCGACACCATTCAACCGAGCACATCTGCATTCTTGCTTGCGCCAAAGCCAGAGGCAAAAATAATCATTAAGCCTCGAACAGAGTACACCGATTACAAGCCGACAATGGATGGGCCTGTGATGGGAGTGTTGCTTACTTTTACAATCTACCTCACAGCGCAATGGGCATGGAGCTCGATGGGCGCATGGTCAAACCTTTATAGCGAACTCAATCAATGTCTTCGCTCTTCATCTTAGAACATTCGATTGACCTCTTTTATGTGGTGACTGATCAAGACGGCAAAATTGTGTCCAACAATGAGCTGTTCAAGAACTATGTTAGCCACATTAAGCCTAATAAGATTACCGACATAATCAGCATTGAAGGTGACAAAGATGATTTCATTGAAGCCATTGAAAGAGCTCGCAAACAATCTCCTGAGCCTTCAAGAGTCTATGCTCGTACACGACAGAAGAACACAAGCGACAGATATAATGTTTGGAATTGCTTTGCGATTGCTGACACTCTTCACTTTGTCGGCATCCAGATGGTGGATGTGACAAGCATAAGCTCGCATGACTACGAGCGGCAAAGAGTGCTGCTTGAGGAGTTCCGCTTTATGCTGAGCCATGAACTTCGACAGCCGCTGACCAACATCTCTGGTCTTGTTCAGATGCTTATGCAGCACCAAGGCGCAAGCGATGTCGACAGGAAAGATGTGCTGAGCATGATACATACATCGGTCAACAAGCTTGACGATGCAATCAAGATACTAATCAAGAAAGCAGCTCGAGAGTTATGACGGATCAGCAAGCGGATGAAAGACTGGTTAAGGTTGCCGCCTGGTACGTGATGGAACGCGGAATGCCGGTATGTGTGGCATTGCAAATATTGCAAGCAGAGTTAAAGGATAAAAGATTGTTTTGGGAATCATCACAGGAACTTATAAAAATCATTCAACATGGGATCTATACGTATTGAGACTTTTATTTTGGGTGTAGTGATTATACTTGTATTCTTGCTGCTTAAGTCATGCGCTGACAATGTGCAATTGGATTATCGCCTTAAGCACACGATGTATGAGGACAGCATACTAATCGCCTCGCAGAAGAAGATAATCGCACAGAGCGGCTCTGATGCGGCAAAACAAGCACAACAGATTGCGGAGTTGGAAGTGAAAGTTAAGAACGCTGTTGAGGTTGTAAAGATTGAAACGCGGACAATCATCAAGACTCAGATCAAGCTAGGCGATACTGTGATGATTGACAAGCAGCCCTACATCCAACTGCCAAAGCCATTCCTTAAAAAGACCGAGTGGTATACAATCGGAGGCATGATCAATCGCCTCGGGTGGTTGCAGATTGATAGCATAGCGATCCCGGCAAAGTTCACTTATGCAGTCGGTGACACCATGCGCACTGGGATAGTTAATAGGCTGCTAAAGAAGAAGGACACTGTGGTGCGCCTGAGAGTTGACAATCCCAATGTCTCCATCGTTGGAATGCAGAACATCTACATCAAGCAGGATAAAAAGTGGCATCAGACAACAGCCTTTAAGGTCGGAGTTGGAGTACTGATTGGGGTGGCCATCACATCTGTAGGAAATAAGTAGGAATTTTATTGGGTTAAATATCAAGCACTTGCATTGCGAGGTAGAAAATAATTGCGTTTAAATTAATTATCTATTGCGCAATCAAAATAAAGCTATACATTTGCCATATCAATCAATTAGTCATTTACTCATTTACTCTTTTACTCTATGAACACTTTTTTTAAATCACACGACAACACGCATTTTTTTAACTACGATCATCTATCTGGCATCATGCTAACAATAGTTCAAGACGGTTGCCACCAAGGGCTCTTTCAGAGATGCGACAAATCATCATTGATACTTGTTCGTCAATTCTCCAAGGAGATGACTCAAGGCCTTGATGAATCGGTTCGCACTTATCATCCATCAACAGTTGGCGAGTTCTTTAAGATGTACCAAAAGACGCTGCACAATACTCAAGTATCATTTAAACAATTAATAAATCAATTCTAATTTTAAACACTATGGGCCTAAAAGCACCAAGCGGGAATAACACCTCCCGAGCAATCGCACCAGAAGGAGCGTTTGTTGCAAGATGTTACCAAATCGTTGACCTCGGAACTACAATGCAAACAGGACAGTTCCCTGGCAAAAAACGTAAAGTGCAGTTTATCTTTGAACTGCCGACTGAAACACACGCATTCGAGGAAGGCGGCGAAGAAAAGCCGTTCTATGCTCGCAGTATTTACAACCTTAGCATGAACGAGAAGGCAGTGCTCCGCAGAGATATCGAATCTTGGGCAGGCAAAAAGATGACCAATGAGATTGCTGCAAACTTTGACATCTTCACGCTACTTGGAAAGCCTTGCATGGTTAACTTGACACATGTGACTAAGGGCGAAATGACCTATGCCAACATCATTGGAATCTCTCCAGTGCCGAAAGGATTAGTTTGCCCTCCATCATTTAACACTCCGCTATGTTATAACACCGAAGAGCATGATGATGCTGTGTTCAGTCAGTTTCCAGAGTTTATCCAAGACAAAATCAAGATGTCTGATGAGTGGATTGCGCGAGTGAGTAAGCCAATTCCAATGGAGCGAGCGGCGGCATTTGCGGCAGAGACTGAAGCAGAAGCAGAAGATGACGGCTTCCCGTTTTAATAAATAACAAAGGGCGGTAATCAGCCGCCCTTCATTAAAAACAATCACTAATACATACACTATGAACGCAGCTAATATAGAGAACATTTCCGAGTTCTACAAAGCTTTAAACTCCACCGAGGTGCTTCGTGCTCAGAGCATGATAGAAGGCGCACCACAGATCATCGAAGACAAGCTCACATACGACATGAGTGCTGAGTCAATCAAGGCCGCAAACGATGCTATTAAGCATATCGAGAACAATCGCAAGATGGTAACGCTTCCACTCGATGCCTACAAGAAATCAATCATGGATGTCGAGCGCGATGCCACCGCTTCGCTGAAAGCTTACATCGAGCATCGCAAGCAGATGATGATAAGCTACTCCAACGAGCTCGCAGCTAAGAAGGCGGAAGCAGATGCAAAGATTGCACAAGAAGCAGCCGATGCGCTTAAGTCAGCAGTCACGAGCGACATGTCCACAATCATGGCAAAATTCACCGATGCAACAACCACCACCACACTCGAGCTCGACCACACCAAGAACATTCGCATATCTAAGAAAGCCGAGATTGTTGGCGAGGTAGATTGGATGACACTGCTCTGGACACTGATGCAAGCAGAGATGTTTGATGTGCAAGAGTTACTCCGCAAGCTTCCAAAGGCAATGGAGATCACGAACATCGCAGAGATACGCGGCATTGAACTAACAGAAGTTAAAACACAAGTAATCCGATGAATCATGGAAAAAATTATTATTTACCCAAACACACCCGAGTCTAAACTTTTTGATAAGTTAAAACCACTAATCCAAGAACAAATTTATGAAGCATTTAAAGAAGGATTTAAAAATGGTCATTTAC